TGGCAACTGCACGATAGGCTTGATTTAAACCGGCATTTTCACCTAGTGCTATCTTTTCTTCACTGGTTCTCAATGTTGTGGCTTCTATGTTACCGTAGACTGTGGCAGTGTTGCCATCTATGATCTGAGTAGAACTATCTGTAAACACAGAGCCTATGAAGATACCTCTTAGTGTACCACTCACAGCATCTACCATCACAGTAGAATCATCTGCAAACACTGAACCTCGTAAATCAAACACTGGATCAACTGTAATGGTCAATGTGTCTGTGGTAGTGTCTTTGGTAAGTGTGATGCCCTCGCCGCTGTTAACTTTAAAGTTAGCACCTGGACTGTTAGCCACGATAGGGAATGATGTGTCACCTGCAACTATGATAGAACCAAATGTGTTACCAGCTGGTGCTGCATTAGTGATAGTGACTATACCAGTGGCCACATCTGTGTTCACAGTCAATGCTGCAGAACCTGCTACAATGCTCAACACACCAGTGTTAGTTACTTTGATGCCGCTGCCTGTGCTGGCATTGATATTAATACCTGCACCTTCAGTTCTACCTGCGGGCAATGCAGTGACATTGGTCAATGACAACACGCCTAGGTTAGTCAGGGTGATATTTCCAGTGGTACTACTGATTCCAATCTGACCTGCTGTACCTGCTAGTTCTGTTACACCTGTGTTATTGAATGTGATTGAATCACCTGCTGAATTTACCACTAACTGTATTTTAGTACCTGAATTCAAATTCACAGTTTCACCAAACGGAGTTGATGTAGCAGTGGCTTCCAGTCTTAATTCGTTGTCAACCTGTATGGCATTGAAGTAAGGTTGTTGTAGCAGTTCACCATTGATAGTTGAATTGATAGGAAGATCTATGTGTGATCCTATACCTTTGATATGTGCGGAACCAATGTAAATACCATTGGCTGAATCTGCTGGTGTGTCTTGATATTCTGCCAAGAACACTGATTTCCATCTGTTGGTGCCCAATGCACCTAGTTTGTAGGTATTGTCTGCGGCAGGACTGACATTGGTGTCTAGTGTGTCAAAGTTGATTGGAGATAGTCCACCACCCCCACCACTTATGGTAGCAGCGATACTGTCAAAGTTTTCATTGACCTGTGTGAATGCCTCTAGAACTCTATCCCATCTTAGCGGTGGTGCCCCTGGAGTTATATTTGGATTTGGTAATGGCATTATGTTCTCCCTACTGCTATTTCAATTGTTCCGATATGATCTGAGTCATATGTTTCTAATGCTTTACCAACTATGGTTCCAACGTTGGCCACGCTGCCCGCTGATATAGCCACACCCGCTATGTTTGATGTCACTAGCAGATCTCCTTTTGATATTTTTCCAACTACACGACAAGGCACACGTCCCTGCAGTGCCACTAAGTTTTTCAGTCCTGGACATGCTTCATACATAGTAAAGGCAGCAGTATTTGAAACTACACCAGCTACTCTAGTGTCCATGTGCGTCTTCGATATAGTAACTTCTTTGTCGCCACCGAATATCAACACAGTGCCTACATCATATTCTTTATCACCTTCATAGTTTTCTGCCAAGTCAGCTGAATATGTTGCTTGTAATCTTGATTCATTCGGACTTGTACCAGTTAATGTCCAGCGTCCTGTGATAGTACCTGCTGTGGTATTGCCACCTGTGGTGATGGCCTGTACCTGTATGCTGGATGCAGTGATTGGAGCATCACTACCACCATTCTGTGTTTTAAAGTTATGCGCATCATTCCAATATCCAGTGGCCTTGTCTGCTGCTAATGAACCATTTGATATTAATATACCACCTTGTGTGTCCCAACCATAGTATCGGATATATCCACCAGTACCTGTGGTAGCTGTATCAATACCTACTTTGGTATCTAATTTCAATTGACTGATGTCTACAATCCTAGCACCAAAGTCACCGTTCGAATCTCTTATTACCAGCTTGCTGGCTTCTGGACTAGTACTAGATCCTGCAGCAGCTTCTACCACAGCATAATCACCATCTGCAGTTAAACTTATACCGCTGGTTCTTCTAAGGAATCCTGTAGATGAATATTGAGATTTTTTAACACCAGCACCGCTGTCTACAACTGTGCTGAAAGGTACCTGCGTAACGTTTGCAGTACCTAGTGTACTATTACCTAACACAGTTAACGAACCAATTGGTGTTATTGAACTTAGTGCAGTACCACCACTCTTCAAACTGATCCAACCATTGTTCGCATCAAATTCTGCACTGTTAAAACTTGCGATACCTTTGAGTGGTCTTATAACACCGCCCGAGGCTGCTCCAGTTGTGGTTGAACTATAGGTCAATGTGGTTGTGTTACAGGATGCCACGGTATAGATGCCGTTGTATCCAGCTGTGCTCATACCTGTGATCACAACTCGTTGACCTGCTGAGAATGGTGCAGGTGAAATTGGACCAGTAAACGTTAATGTAGCTGTTGAGCCGCTGCCTGTGGCAGTGACTCCTGTGATACTAGCTGCAGATGTTATGTAAGCATTATCAAGATTTAATTTTGCATGATCGATAGCTGCTGATGCATTAACATCAGCATCGATAATCACACCAGGATTGATCTGTGCGTCCACGGTATTAGCAGTACTGTCTATGCTTAGGCTAACATCCCCAATCATTGTAGAGTTCTGTGCAAAATCACCCGCACCAGTGAATGTCAGTATGTCTGCAGATCTAGGTGCTGTGATAGTGGTATTCTGGAAGTTTGCAAATGTTAGACTACGAAGATTTACTGCATCCTGTGCGCTGGCAGGATCTGTGACATTTTGTATTCTATTAAAGTTAAGGTTCATACTGCCTTTCATGCCCAGAACACCACTGAGAGCCATGAATCCGCCAACACCGGGAGGAAGTAAGTTTCCTGGGTCGCTAATAGCACTGCCATCTGCAAGAGTACCTAGTCTACGTTGAACGTGAATGGAAACAGCATTTTCAGTTGGTACTGTGTCTGTTCGTTGTTCAGCCATGGAAGAATCCACTGAAAATTCTGAAACGGTCACCCCTCGTTTAAATCCAATACCATCTAGGTTACTTAAAGCTATACTTGATGAAAATGTTACTGTACCAGTACCTTGGTCTACTTTGAAATACGGACCTACTTTGAAGTTACCATATTGATCAGTGGTCACAAAGAAAACACGACCCACATCTCGTTCCTGTGTTTCGGTGTCTTCATTTATGGGATTTACTGATGCACCAAATATTTCACTAGGATAATTCGTATCAGCATAAGATCCAGTACCAATTTCTAATAAGTCATGACCTGTAACACGAGTCAGCGCAATACGAATAGTCAGCGTACCTAGAGCGCCATTGGTTCTTATTGGAACTGCTGATTTAATTGTAGTCACAGCTTCATAGGCTATAAGACTGTGAATCAAAGCACGGCCCAGTGTTACTCTAGCATAGGCTTCGTTGGTTACACTTTCTGGTTCATACAAGGAGATAATGTATTCTTCCCCTTTAAACATAAATTTACTGGTGTTTACTCTTGGATTCGCTGCGCCGCCCACTGGCACTACAGCAAATGTAGTATCCCCTGCACGACCTGTGACTTTACCTACTCTAGCATCTGTAAATGAGCCACCAGTAGTGTCAACAGCAGTGCCTCCTGGTGCAAGACTCACTTGGAAATCGTTGGCTGTTAATCCTGAAGCTAACACATGGTAATGAGAGTTTTTGCTTAATCCTGTCGGCAATAGAACAAGGGTAGATGATGTGGTAAATTTAATCACATCACCTGCACTGAATCCGTGTGCCAGTGTTGTGCTGATCAAAGCCGGAGACGCCACAGTTATACCACTGACTGCAATACCGGTCGGAGTTGCACTGATAAATTCTCCAGGTTGCCACAGTGTTAGATCTATATAATCATAGTTTTCTCTGAGATTGGTCTTGGTCAATCCTTCTTGTTCGTATCTATGGACGCCAGAACCAGCTGTGGTGGTGTTGATGGCTGTGCCGTTTTTAGTTAGTGCTATTTGGAATTCAGTATCAGTCAATCCGCTGCTGAGCACAAAGTATGTGTCAATTGAAACGATTCCTGCGGGTAATGTACCTGTGGTAGTAAATGATAGGGTATAATTTTCTAAAAGTTTGTGTGTCTTGACACCTTTGATAGTTAGTCCAGCTCCGTTAACTAAAGCAAATACACTGCCACCTGGCGATGTTGAAACAGTGAACTGATTATATTCAGGAACACTGATTACATAATAAATGGTTCCACTGACAAAATTATTAGCTGTTGACGTTGGTATAAATTTATCACCAACTCTCAGTTTATGATTTTGTGATGTTGTACATACATTTGTGGCAATATCTGTAACAGTTGTCAATACTTTTAACACAGCTGGGCTGGCATTAGTAATGCTGACTTCATACGGACCGTTTAGATCGGTATACGAATTAAATTGCAACACACGATAAACAGTGTTTGCAGTCTCACGTAATTTTAAACCGGTTGACGGTCTTACAGCAACTTCCACAAGATCGTTGGTTAAAATTATCTGTCCATTATTTCTTAGAGTCATTACAGTTCCGTCTGGAACCACAGCAGCCAATCCAGCACTGGTTGACCCAACACCTGCAGTAAGATTCAGTCGAACCACTCCAGTAGGGAATGTATCAGATGTAGTAACAGCAGTAACAGGGTAACGGAATAATATTGGTGTGCCTGAGATCGTATGTTCAACTTCTAATTCACTGCTGCCTAGTGGAATATAGTCATATGCATAAACATAGATGATCAATCCAGTTGAGGTATTTGCATATGAAGGACTTGGAAAATAACATTTTACTTTCTGTGAAAAGTCTTCATATACATCTGTAGGTGTCGGAACTTCTAAAGGATCAGCACCTTCTGCCACTAGTGCATATACACCATGAGCACTGGATCCTGCGATTGATCGTATCTGTGCACCATTTAGAGAATAGTATGAAGTATAGCAATAGTAGGTAAACATTGACACAGCTTCAACTAAACCACCGTTGGTGGCCAAGATACCATAGCCCATGTCGTTGATCTGTGTGTAGTCGTTGCCCAACATTGATCTATTGCCAGGCATTAGTAATTCATAAGTTCTTTGATAGCTGATAGTACCAGTGCCACCTGCAGTTGTGTTTACCGCGGTAGTGGAACCAAATGTTGCTGTGATCTTAAAGGTATTATTGGTCAAGCCGTCGGCTAACACATAGTATTCAGCGGTAGCTGAAATTCCCGCGGGTAAAGTACCTGTGCTGGAGAATGTTACAATAGCACCTGACTGCAATCTATGATCAGTTTTCGTGATCACAGCAGGAGACGCTGTGCTGATGGTACAGGTTTGAGAGCCAGCAGTTCTCAAGAAAGGATTAGTTTCATCCAACACAAATGTGGCTGTGCTGCCTAGAGTCGTATAAACATAGTCTCGAACATAGTTTATTCTATAAACATCATCATCTACCAGAAAACTGGCTGGTAATTGAGGGAATCGATCTAGTCCACTAACACTCAATCTAGTGCCTGTGGTAATACCAGTGCCGGTTATAGTACTGGTATGTTTCCATTGTAGATTACCTGCGAATCCGTCAACGAACATACCACCAGCGAATGTCTGTGCATCGATACTCTTAGAGAATGATGCGCATTCCTGAGCATATGGAGATTTAGCTAATATCTGTCCTGTGGGGTCAAGAGTTAACATGAATCCGCCGTGACCTTGACAGGAAATAGCCTGCCAACGTACAGCATCATTGGCTAGGAACACATCCATCTGATCGTTTTCTTTAGGATAGTTTACACTGCCGCTGCCGTCCATAACATCTTTTAGTGCAGCGATCAACGCATTAATCACTGTAGATGATCCTGATTCTGCTGTAAAAGCAGGATCAATAATTTGGGAAAAAATAGTTTGGTTGACTGTGATCACAGTGTTGGCTATCACAGAAGTTATCAGTGTGTTTAATCTAGTAATAGCAGCAAGCGTCTGAGATAGCTGCGCCCCAATGGCGATCAATCCGCTGGCATTTTGATAATATTTTAAACCTGCTGAGATAGTTCTATTGTATTCTCCATACTTTAGATCGAATACCAACGAATCAACGATCAATCCTACATCTCTTTTGCACACAGAAGCATCATATTCAAATGCAGTAGTGAATGGCGCAATGTTGTTAGCGATCTGATAATCGATCCAGGCTATGACTTCGTTCTGTAAAAATTGTCTGTTTAGATCAATCAATGCTGCTGCAGATGTATAAGCACCTTTGTTATCAACCTTTGGGTAAACTGGTTGAGAACTATCTTGCAGATAATGATAACCATACAGTCTATTTGCTGTGGTCAATCCATCGATGGTTAGATCTCTACGGAATTTAATAAAAGCCCAAGGACTTGAACTAGTGCCACTTCTTGGTCTTATGATTATACGTCTAAATTCATCACCCACGATAGAACAATTTTGCGGAAGTTTAAGAGGATAATTCTCTTCATAGATACCACTTTCTACCAAGATACTGACATGGATGTTTTTAGTAATATCCCCATAGGATATAACTTCACCAACCTGGAAAGCACCGTACTTGATATCAACATCAAATAACTCGTTGCCTGCACTGTCTAAAGATCCATCGTGTTGTAGAATCTGAGCCAATGCTCCTGAAGTTTCTCCGAATAAAAATAGACCTTCTCTTATGTCTCGGCCGCGAATAGCGTCTGGAGTATTAGTTAATACATCTCCAGTAAAATCAGTTCTGAAAAAATCGGTTCTAATTGCAAATCTTGGTAAATCTACTGTCAGTGTTGGAATAGACGTAAAGCCGCTGCCCGGATCTGTGATAGTGATCCCAGTTACAACCCCACCTATAACATCAGCTGTACCAAACGCACCAGCACCACCGCCACCGACAATTCTCACAGAAACTAAACTGTAACCACTACCACCGCTGATAATTGAAACAGAATTTACCTTATAGGTTAGATTGAATGTAGCACCGGTACCTATGGCTCCAATCGCCACAGGAGCAGCTGATGTTATGATAGTAGTAGCCACAGCTACAGCACCTGGTAATGCACTATATGAACCTGTGGAAACGATTCTAAAGGTAGAAATAGCACCAGGTGTTGTAAGAGTGGTTAATATTTCAATGGTCGCTGCTCCGCCACCTGATGCAACTGTTCCGCCGCTGAGAACTAATATATCGCCGGGAAAATAGTTAGTACCAACACCCTCAATAGTTGCGGTAGATAGACTCATTCTCACGGCACCGCTGAATCCTGTACCTGAAGAAGGAGATGCAAAAGGAGCCAATGCTAATGTACATTCACCAGCACGATTGTTAAATGTTAATACCTTTTTATAAGGTCCGATCTCTTGACGTGCTTCTAGAACTAATTCTTCTGCTCGACGACATGCTGCTTCGATGGTTCTGTAGGCATAGGCCAATGCACGACCTTGGAATTCTCTTGCAAGTCCAGGTCTTTCATCTTGACCGCTAAGAGCCACAAACAAATTACTCACACTACCGAATGATGCATTATCAACATATGATTTGGTGGCAGCTATCAATCCGTCATATAAAATATCATCGTCGGGTTCTGGTGACCTCGATAATATCAGTGGACCAGTCATGACACCAAAATTAGTAGTGGCTAAATTAGTAGCTGGATCGATGGCATTAACACCAGCCTTGGATATTTTAGTATCAGCGTAGGCTTTGTTTACAGCTTCACCAGCAGTGATTGGAGTAGTAAGATCGTTGATTCTATATTGACTGCCTCCGAAAAGAGCACTTAGATTACCACCCAATCTTGGATTTGGATCTCCCGAAATTTCTGCGAATTCGGAAATGACTCGTATCTCTGAGGTGTTAGTGGTAAAGTCCAGTGCAATACCGGTGCCTGCTACTAGACGTTTAAATGCAACTCCGGATTCTGTATTGTTAATTGTTAATAGTGGAGTGTTGCCAGTAGCATCATTAAGTCCAATATATGAACTAGGAGTATCATCAAGAGCAATAAAGGTTAATTTTTCACCCAGTCCTAGTGAACTGTACAGTTCTCTGAAGTTGTCGTTGACCTTTCGGAACGAATCACGTATACTATCACCGGTGCCGTCATTACCGACAACACCCACATCAATTACTTTTCTCGCCATGGCTGATCCTAAGAATAAAACTTTCTCTAGTATTTAGCCCAATATTTTAAAAGCCTAATGTAAATACTTGATGTTTCTAACGACTAAAAGACAGAAAAACAACTATTCTAGAACCAGCAAACTAGGTGTAACACACAATTATGAACGTATAAAAACCATAGCTGTGTTTCGTTGTGATAATTGTGATGCAGAATTTGAAAGAGATATACGAAAAGTTGATCGTAAGAGATTAAGCAATAATTACTTTCATGTTTGTGAAAATTGTGATGCTAAGAGATTTGCTCAACGCAAGGGAGTGGAGCAGAAGAAAATTTGGGATATGCCGGCTAGTACTAATTTACCTGTGGGAAAATATTAAACTGTAAAACTCTCGCCGCATCCACAGCGAGCTTTTTCATTGGGATTTTTAAAATCAAATCCCTCATTGAGTCCATTGCGAACCCAATCCATTTCAACTCCATCAACATAAACCAGGCTCTTAGGATCTACAAATACATGTACGTTGCGGCTAACAAAACTCATGTCTTCCGGCAAGGGTACATCTACATATTCCATAACGTAAGAAAGCCCTGAGCATCCGGTAGTTTTAACGGCTACACGAATGCCTAGTCCTTTTCCCCTACGCTCTAGCTGGGTTTTAACTTTTTCTGCGGCTAGTTCAGTTAACGAGATCATGCTTGGTTTGATAGTCTTTTATCGCTGCTTTAATCGCATCTTCTGCAAGAACCGAACAGTGGATTTTAACGGGCGGTAACGCCAGTTCTGTAGCGATATCTGAGTTCTTGATAGTACCTGCCTGGTCAAGTGTCTTGCCCTTGAGCCATTCTGTACAGAGACTAGAGCTAGCAATAGCACTGCCGCAACCATAGGTCTTAAATTTTGCATCTTCTATAATGCCTTCATTGTTGACTTTGATCTGCAATTTCATCACATCACCACACGCAGGGGCACCTACCATACCGGTGCCCACAGTGGGATCATCTTTGGCAAAGCTACCAACGTTACGAGGGTTCTCGTAATGGTCTAATACTTTGTCTGAATATGCCATAAATTACTTTTTAAAAAAACCTAATACTTTTGCTTGAATGCTTTTAGCAAATTCAGGTTGTGGAAAATTCCACCCTACAAATGCTCCTAGTGCTAACCAAAATAATGTTTCTAACATTTTTATTCTCCTTGTAGTCTAATGTTGACAGTTTCCCAATCAACGATTCGCCAAATGTTTTGTAGATATTTGGCTTTGT